CCTAAACTTCGATCATGACTGAAAGAAATTTAAAATCGGATGATGGAAACCGCCATCATGTAGTGTCTACGGATACTATACACAAAAAGGTTACGCTCAGTGAGAGCGTGGTTCTTGTGAACGAACATTCTAGTTCATCTGGACCGCTCACTACAATATCTAAAAGGCAACCGTTTATGATATTGGAAGATCTCTCAACCCCTCTTGCTAGTTATAGCAGTGAGGTAAAGGACGTTGCAAAAACCATATTAAGAGTCTTTCTCTACTCCTCACGCCAACACTCAGGCTGGGTGAAGAAGAAAAAGCGCTTGCGAGTAGTAAAGTCTATTACTCTTCTTGCGGATGCGTTGGAACGATTTAGGAAGAAAAACGAGTCTTGTCAACCACTGGTTAAGTATTTTCACGATAAGTTACTTGCAAAAGTAATGCTTGATGAAAATCCCTATCCGGTGAATGACGAATTCGAAGGCCAACCTATCTACACTGGTGAGTTATTGAGAATACTCAGGCGAAAGGCCAGCAAAGGAAACATTAGTTTCTTTTACTCGCTACAGAAGGGAAGTAAACAGGCTTGGCCTGAACTTCCTGCCTCCTTTGCTGCTGAGTCTCTCAAAGATCATATTAAAAATATGACAAAACGCCAGGATAGTCTGTCATCAGATGTCGCGGACTCTATAAAAAGAGTCTCCAACGAAATCTTTGACAGCATTCGTTCAAAAGACCTAAGTAAGGTCTCCCCTACGCTTTCTGCTTGTTTACAGAAGAGTCGCAAGGAAGGAGGCAATCTTAGTCTTTTCCAAAGTTTAACTGTGAATCCGGAACCTGCCCAAATCGGAAAGGTTCTTAGGGTCCATCACGCTCTACTGAATTATCGGTCTAGGGTGATGAGGGTCTGTCATGAGAAGTGTCAAGCGACGGCTTCCCAGGCTCTGTTCCATTGTGAAGTTGCGATCATCCCCGAACCAGGAAAGTTCAGGATCATCACCAAAGGTGATGGGTATCTTTATACCGGTCTGCAACCATTACAAGGAGCACTGTTGAATAAATGGAAGGGAATGAGAGAATCAACTTTCAGGCATCAGGACTTGACTGATAAAGTCAGCAAGCTTAATGATCCCGATTTAACTCATTGGGCATCAGTGGACTATAAGGCCGCTACGGACACGCTCTCAATTGAGGCATCCTACGCAGCACTGACAGGAACCAGCATTCTCGATGAACATACCTCTGCTTATCTTTCTTTTTCTCCGAGTACTCTTGGATATCCAAGAATAAAAGAAGAGAAGAAGGTAATCTTTGATAAATGTTCTGTGAGGCGAAGCTCCGGTCAACTTATGGGTCACCCGTTATCATTTCC